ATATTATGAGGATCTTTTGATGCACCAAATGTGCCTCTTACTCTATCCCTTAGACCTCTTATATCTCGGAGATCATCTGCCAATCCTTGCTTGAGCTTTTGCTTCTCAGCAATAGTGGGGGCTTGTCTGACTAGGGCATCATATTCTTCTGTAATTTGTTTAATAATCTTAGACATTGATACGTCGCCAAACTTTCTTGTTAACTCTATATCAACACCCATAGTTTTAGTATGATGCCTTGCTAATACTTCTATGTCGTTTTCTAAAAAATCTTCTATGAGTTTGTCAGGTATTTCAAATGATCTTGCTTTGGCACCTGTTGCGTTTGTAATCCAATCTATCTGATCTGTTCCCTCATCAAGATTATAGAATGGTCTGCTTTTTGTGTAGTTAAGTATAATCTCATCTGCATATTCATTGGCTTGTTGTCTTGTATATTGAAAGTGGCCCATTGCCCAATTACTTACAATACCTTTAAACCGCTCTGCATTTTTTTCTATTTTATCTATTCTTGGAACTCTTGGCACATAACCCAAAGCAGTATTAAGTAAAACACCTTGTTCTCTTAATTGTTTGAGCCTAGCTTTTGCAGTAGCCAGAGCTTCTGTAGCTCCTGCAACTCCATCTGCAACATTTATCTCTAAGCCTCTGATTTTCTTAGCTAAATCAATCTCAAATAATTTAACTTCTTCAGCATTGGCTTTAATTTTATCAAAATGTTTTCTATAAGAAGTTGCTGCTTGATTTACATAAGGTGTAGCACTGTCAATAACTTCATCAGCATCTCCATTTCTCATGGCTTTAGCCACTCTTTCACGAAAGCCAAATTCAGATAATGTGTTGTTACGTTGTATAAAATCTTTACCTTTTTGACTGAGCATTTGCATTGATCGACCAATGTCTCCACTCTTGGCAACCACTCCTCGAAAAGCAAGATAAGCTTCATCACTTGCTCTGATACCATCTAATAATGAGCTAAGATAGGTAGTTCTAAATGATGTTTCTACAGACTGATCCATAGCCTCACCAGTAACCTTACCACCCTGAACTTTCTTTTGTATCATTCCACCCATATCAACAAGATTAGAAACAATCTTTCTTGATGTAAGATTTGCACTGGCAGTTAATCTTGTAACTGGATTCCATTTTAGTTTTTCTAAAGCAATACCAGTTTCAGCTAATCCTTCATTGTCTAGTGATTGTCTTAATACTTGTGGGTTATTGAGATTAGCAGAAGCTCCAGCACTTCTAAAAATGCCTTCTTCTCCTTCTTGTGCAAACTCATCGGCTGGATTAGTATTAGCTGTAATTCGTCTGCCAAACAAACCACCGACTGTACCACCTATGAGACCAGCACCTAATAATGGCACTAATGTCTGACCTAATTCTGATCTACCCTCAGACTGTGATGCAATTAGAAATTCTTCAGGTGCGTATAATGCAGTCGTAAAAGCTGCACTACCTACAAATCGTTTTAAAAAACTAGTTTGGCTTAGTGTTTTAAATGTACCAAGAGGTGCTAATGTTAAGGGAGAGACAAGTCCGCCTAATCCCACAGCCAGTAAGTTGCCATTTTCAATAGCATCTAAGTCTTTTAAATCAGCATCTAATCTTTCTAATCTAACAGATGTTTCTTCTGCACTTGAACTATTAAGAAATCTCCACTCATATCCTTTTGGAATCTGTTCATCTTTTAAAGGATCATATGCTTCATCATCAGTAAACCCAGTATTTTCTATCAATCTCATTATTGATTGTGCTGGGGCATACTGCCTAAAACCAGCCATAAAGGATTCACCAAAACTATATTCTTCTGGAGCAACTAATGGACTTTTATAAACATCATTATACGTTGCTATTTGGTCAACATTTTCTTCTTCTATTTTACCAAGTATTTGTTGTTGTATAGGTTTTAAATGTGCCTCTATCATCGTGTAGTAAATCCTAAAGCCATAAACTCATCGAAATATCCATCTAAATCTTTTTGAGTTCCATCAAGTTTAAGATAGGGCAGTATAGAAGTGTATTCTATTTTAGCTCTGTTTACAGAACTAGCTATAGAGTTGTAACTGTTTACAAGACTTTTGAAGCCTTCAGCATAATTACGTGATGAGGCTATTTTGCTCATAGTTTGATCTAAAACATTTTTGGACATAAAATTAAAACTGTTTAGTATTTTTCTTACTGGTTCATTTTGAATTTTTTCCAATGCTCTATAATAATCGCTTTCAAATTCAGAGCCTTGGTAATTCCATCTATAATTATTTGCAAGAGTTTCAAAACGACCATCACCAGTTACAGCAACAACTCTATATGTCTGATTACCAACACCATCATTATTACCAATAAACATAATGTTACCATTATCTATTGCTTCTTGAACTACAGGGTCTTGTGATCCACCACCAAAGGATTGGTTATAATTTTTTAACATATCTTTTGTTATTATTTCTTTTGTTACTGTTGGACCTCCAGTTGGTACAGTAGTCTGTGCTTCTCTTACAATACTATTTCCTCTAATAAGATAAGCTTGTCCAGTTTCAGTATCTTCATGTATGCTTAAATGTGGTGCTAATTTGTAAAATGATTTCTTTATTGCAGTATTTAATCCATCGGCATCACCTGAAACAGAACCTGTGGTTATTTGATATTTTACAAACTTTATCATTTCATTTTTTATTATTGGATCTTGGATAATTGCATCTTCAAAGTTACTAACCCCACTTTGTGCAACAAATGCCTTTAAGGCACTGTTTTCATATGGGTCTCCACCAACTTTTGTAGTAAAAAATTGTGTAAAAAAATTACTGTCTAAATATTCTTTTACAATATTAAATCCATCATTAAACACTTGATCATCTGTTTTGCCATCAATTCTAAAATATTCTGATAAACTTCTATTAATTGATTGGCTTTGATGTGCTGTTCTAAAGGTATCAGCACTATCATAGAACATAGCTGAATCCATTAAAGTAGAATTAAGACCACTATCACTAACAATTTGTTCAAATGCAGATTCACCATCAGCACGTTTTTCTTTACCATGCTTCATCATTATGTTTTGTTTTATTGTGGCGTAAGTCATTTTAGCTAAAGCAAAATTTTCATCTTTAAGAGTTCTAATACTATTAAATGTTTGCACCAAATTTTGAGGAATATAACCAAAACTTTGAACAGTCTTACTGTAAAAATCTATACTTGCATTTCTTATACCTTCATTTGGACTAAGAATATCGTAGTTAACCTCAGCCCCATCAAAAACAAAAGTTTTAGGCAATATTTTATTTTCAAGTGTTTGCTTTTGAGTAACACTCAATCCAATACCTCTATCTTGATTGATGCCTATTTTACTCATTTCAAAAGCTTCTGCTTGTTTTTTTATATAATCATCTCTGTATCTTAAAACTCTTAAAGACCAGCTCTTTTCTGAGTAAGCAAACTCACTACCAACGCCTATTATATTTTTATCTTTCAATGATCTTATATATTCAGGTTTTAATAGTTCAGACGGATTAATCATTGGAACAGATTCATTGCCATCAAACATACGTTCCATCTGTGCTACGTATGCATCATTTGATATTTTTAGTGTTTCTTTAGCTAGATCACTATTTAATTTTATAATAGCTTTTTTGTTAGTAACATTTACATCTTTATGATTAAGATTTTTTGTTAGTTCATTAATTTGCTCAACCTTTCCTCTATTCTTTAATATGAGGGGAGTTTCATTTGCAAAATCTACCTCAGTTATTTTACCCAAAGGAACTAAATCATTTTTAACTGCTGATATTTTAAGAGAAATATTATCATTCAAAACTTTTGATATATTTGTATCTACAGACTTTTGATATGTAGCTCTAGCTTTAAGAAAACTTACCTGATCTTTTATATCTAATTCATTTATTTCATTATCACTGACTGGTATATTTTTATATAGATTCAGTTCAAGTCTATGTTTTTTTTCAGTGGATATTCTAATTCTTTCTTGTCTTGCATCAGTTTCTTGTGCTTCATATATTGCAATTTTACTTTTCATTGCACTTGCGACTTTATCGCCATCAATGTTTGGATCGTTTGCAAATGATTTACGAGTATCAATTGCCATTCCTAATAATTCGGAAATAGAAACACCAGCTTCATAAGCCATATCTATAGCATTGGTTGCTACACCAGTTTGCAATGCCTGATTATATTGAGCTTTGGCTTTCTGAGCATCTACAGAACTAGAAGCATTGTTGTCTATCATCTCAAATATTCTAGGTTTGTTGGTTTCTAGATATTCTAAATCTTCATCAGTGCCACCATTTGAGATATTATTAATCTCAATTGTCAG